GCCCGTGTAGGTACGCACTACTTAGGTACGTTCATTGATTTAGTAGATGCGAAGTATGCTGTTCAGAATGCACGTATAAAGCTACATAAGGAGTACGCAAACCATGGGCAGGATTAGTAAGATTAAAAAGGAGAGTGTGCTAGTTCTCGACAGTGATAGCAGCGTGTACGCTATTGGATTCGTTACTGAAACTAAAGAACACTTTCTTACTAATGCCGAAGGGCATATAGAATGGCAAGGCCATAAGAAGATAGAACTTAACAAGTGGCGTAAGGTGAATGACCCGGACAAGTTACTTACTTATGATTACACGGTGACAGTAGCACCTGTTAGCCATGCGCTGCACTCAGCCAAGAAGTTTATAGCTGATACGTTGGATTTCACAGGTTGTAACAGAGCTATCGTATTACTTACCAAAGGTGGGGATTGTTTCCGTCACCACTTGGCTACCATACAACGGTATAAAGGCAACCGTATGGGCATGACTAAGCCTGCACATTATGACGCTATCCGTGAGTACTACATGGAGCATCACAACGCTAAGATGTACGACAAGTGGGAAGCAGATGATGCTGCGTGTATGGCATTACATAAGGGCAGTGGCAAGACTAATGTTGAATACATACTGGCTACCATTGACAAGGACTTAGCTCAACAGCGAGGCCGTCATGTTAACCCGAACAAGAAGGACGAAGGCGTGTACGTTATCTCTGAAGTAGAGGGCTGGTATAACTTCTACCACCAGATGCTGATGGGTGACAAGGCCGACCACATCAAAGGATTGAGCGGTAAGAAGGGTGCCCCCGGTATTGGCAAGGCTAAGGCTCATAAGTTATTAGCGCCAGCTGGGGATAACATACCTCATATGTGCCAGATAGTTTACGACCAGTACGTGATTAAGTATGGTGATACTAGCTTCAGTTACATACCATGGTGGGTTGATGAGGAGTTCAATCCAGACTTAGAGTTCTTGGACAGACCAACAACGCTACGCGGTACGGCACTGAGCATGTTCAGAGAGAATGCAGACTTGTTATACATGCTGCGTACTCCTGATGACCAGTACCTGCCGCACTGTGCTAATGTGATAGCGCTGTGGAAACGTTATGAAGAGGGTACAGCGTACCACTTCTTACCAGATAAGGATGGCTACGATGGCGAAGAGAGTTAGTGTATTTTTACACGGTGCCACCAGTGCCATAGTAATAACAGCCCCGGACATTTACATAGAAGAAGGTGTCCTGTGGGTAGCGTATGAAGATGATGAGGATGAGGTGTTGTGCTATCCATTAAGTAGCATAAAGTTCTTCAGACTCTCCTGTATTAAAGAAGGTAAGACCCATGACAAAACGTAGAGTACGTGAAGCCGAGGCAGCAGAGCTAGCCAAGAAAGAGAAAGCAAGACCACAAGTATCTATCAAAGCATTGAACCCTAAGCAGGTTGATTACATCTTTGACTTGCAGAATGTGTGCTGTGTTATAGCCACAGGCAGTGCTGGTACAGGTAAGACATTCGTAGCAGCAAGTATAGCAGCACAGGAGTTGGCTACTCGTAAGATTAGTACCATTGTTATCAGTCGTCCTAATGTACCAACAGGTAAGAGCTTAGGTGCCTTCCCCGGTAATGTTGAGGAGAAGATGGAGCCATGGTTATTGGCCATCACTGATACACTGAAGAAGCAATTAGGTATAAGCTTCTATGAGAACGCAGTTAAGAACGGGCAGATACAAGTACAGCCTATTGAAACTATACGTGGTCGTTCATTCGACAACGCAAGGCTACTGTTTGATGAGTCACAACAGCTTAACATTCAAGAGGTACAAGCTATCGTTACTCGCTTAGGTAAGTACTCCAGTCTCGTATTGATGGGGGATATATCTCAGCGTGACAACAACGCCGATGGGTTGCAATACTTGATTGACTTGGCTGAACGTCACCACCTACCAGTAGCAGTACATAAATTTACCAGTGATGACATTGTGCGTAGTGATACGTGCCGCTTGTTCGTCAAAGCATTCGAAGCAGATGAGGCATTAAATAATGGCTAAATTAATAACAGGTGTGGATGGTACTACCCATCTCCGTCATAGTAATGGTGGCACCTTATGTGGTAGTGCTAAAGCATTAGATAGTGGTGAGACTGAGGGCACATTAACCTGTCCTGAGTGTGCCAAGATAGCACTACATGCAGTGGAGTTAGTAACCAAGGCAGAGAAACGCGAATGGAGAAAGCTATGAACGCCAAGTTCTTCCAGTGGATACCTATCGTAGGTATACTGCTCGTAGTATCCCATAGGGATGCAGCTGAGTTAGAGCTAAATCCATTATCATGTATACTACAGGCAGCAGCCTTAGGTTATGCAATAGTGAGGATAGCAGCATGGGTAAGTTAATTGATAAGATAGACGACAAGGTATACGAGCTGGCTACACTTAAGCAGCAGTATACCATTGATGCCGTTAGAGAAAGTGCTACACAAGCTGAGGCAGCAGCGCTTATTGGTATTGCTAGTTCCGCAGTAACTAGACACTTGCAAGCAGCCCTAACAAGGGCAGCACGTAAGGGTTATATACCAGAGCAGGGCATGAACACTGTATACCCTGAGGGGTACTTGTTAGACAAGGTTACTATCCATCGCAAGAACGGTAAGGTGCAGCAGACTTGGGAGCGTATGAACGCCGACAAGGAGCAACAACTAAACCTGTTACGCCAAGCTATAGTGGCCATATGTGATGAGGTTCAGCCGATAGCACCTGACGCTACTTCACCATTTCCTACAGTAGAGGAGCTGATGGTGAACATACCTATTGGTGATGCACATATAGGCATGCTGGCATGGGGTGAGGAATGTGGTGAAGACTACGACCTCAAGATAGCAGAGGAGTTACATTGCCGGGCGGTGGACATGTTGATAGCTTCAACTCCTAAGGCTGCACAGTGTACCATCATAGACCTTGGTGACTTCTTGCACGCTGATAACCTAACAGGTATCACGAGCAGAGGTGGTAACATCATGGACATGGATGCACGTTACCATAAGGTAGTGCGTACTGCCATTAGAATTAGCAACTACTATATCACAGCAGCACTTAAGCACTATGGGCATGTGACATACAGACCTGAGGTAGGTAATCATAATGATGTTGGAGCCATTTGGATGCAAGAGTTACTTAGCATCTTGTACAGAGATAACACTAGAGTCACCATCGGCAATACGGCTGGCTCAGTCTATTTCTGGCAGCATGGCTTGTGCTTCTTTGGCAGCCATCATGGGCACACCATTAAGTTCGACAAGTTACCCGACATTATGGCAGCACACATCATGGACGGGCACATTGAAACGAAGTTCAGGAAGTTCTATTGTGGACACATCCACCATAAGACTATCCGAGGTGCAGACTTTAACACCTGTGAAGTACAGACCTATCGTACTCTCGCTGCCAAGGACGCTTACGCCTCAAGCCACGGCTATATGGCACCCCGGGATATAACTGCTGAAGTTTGGCATAAAGAGTTCGGTTGCATGGGCAACATAAATATTAACATACCAATGGTGGACAATAAGCATGGTTAGATATACACCCGGCAGTACGGTGCTATGTATATGGTCACAAAGTGGCCATTTCTTTGAGGGTGACAAGTACTTAGTTGCCCCTGATGGCGCACCCATTAACAGTAAGGGTATCAGTGGCTTTGGCTCAATCTTTGAAGAGGTGATACCATTGGCTAAGTTTAAAGTAGGTGATGAAGTACGGCGTATAACAGGCACATACTGTGGCATGGTTAAAGGTGACGTATCGATAGTAACTTTATGTAAGAATAGTGTAACTATGTCGCTGAGTAAGTGGGGTGCAGGGCATTCTCCCGGTCAATTCGAGTTAGCGAACCCGTTAGGTGATGATGCAGATACTGGTCGAGAGTTAGTGGATGATAATTCTGCAGCTAGTATTGATGATATTACACAGGCTGAGATTAACGCAGGCAATCTTCCTGATGTGGCACAAGAACGCAAGGATACACCCGTATACAGTGGCGTGTTAAAGTATTTTCCATTA